CCAAACCCGCTGATGCCAGACATTCGGCAATGTGTTGCCGGCCGTGGTGACAATGATATCCTGCGTTTGATTCGTTGCCGGCAATTGAGCCATGATGGCATAGACGATAACCTTTTCTGTTACCGCTGCGTTGGAAAGCGTGTTATTGCCGGCACCCAGGTTGACGAAAGACCCATCGTCGAGTTTTGCGCGTTGCGTGCCCCCGTTGTATTCATACGTGAGTGTGTGAATTCCTTTTTTCAGGACAAAGCTGGCCACATTAGCATCTTTCACCCATAACCCGCTGATGTTCTGCAGGACTACTCCGTCCGTTCCCGCACCGTCGATGTCAGAATTGATTGGCTGAAAGACTACATCTTCGGCGGTGCGGCGGTTGCCGTATTCATCGTGGCTGTAGACTGTCACCGAGACTTCATCGCCGAGATCCCGATATCCCCGTTTCTTTTCGAGCCATCCAGAGAATTCGTAGATGACATCGCTTGCCAGGTCCGATTCGCTCAGCCCGAGCTGAATCTCCATCTTGAATTCAATGAACTTGGAGGAAGAGCCGAAGACGTTCTTTTGCCAGAAGTCGATGTCCAGGCCGATGAAGGTCAATGAATCGGATGAGAATTGCCCCAGACCCAGCTCAATGCCGGTGCCCATGAGGCCGATGGAATCAATGTCGATGTAGTCTGTGACTTCCAGCCAGGTTCCTGCGCTGAGTGCGTCGGAAAGTGAATCCGTTTTCTTGATATAGCATCGCACTTTGAGCACCTTCGAGGCTCCCCGTGCAATGGCGTGAAACTTTGATGTGGCGGTGAGCTTCATTTGCAGAATTCAGAATGCAGAATAGAGAATGCAGAATGTCGAATGGATTTCATGGCAATGTTACTTTGTAGCGATCGTTCACGATAAGCTTGTCAATTGTTAAACCTGTTTTTCTCAATTCTTCTTTTGCTGAATCAATAACCCATCTGCCATGAGGAACCGGTGTGTAGAAATTGAAGATGAATGTATTGCCGGACCCTCCCCTGGCTTCCTGTGCCGGCGTTGTAACCCGAAGCGTTTCATCCCGCCGCACAATCACCTGGCGTTCATCCGGCCCGAGGTTCGTGTAGCTGCCGCCCGTGTGCAGTTTCGTCACAACTGCTCTCGCCACCTGCAATGACACCGTTGCTAGAAGCAGTGTGGGCAGGTCGGCAATGAGTGTTGCCCCGAACGAGAGAATGGACTTGGCGAATGCGGCCGCCTTCGCTGCAATGATCATCCCTTGCACCATGTCGATGAACGAGATCAACAAGGATTTGAGGAATGTTTTGCCAGCACCTGTTTCGCCGGCGAATGCCGCATGCATCCCGGCCGCCATCGAGTTGACAATGTTGCCGATCGTCTCCGCATACGTCGACGCCTGTTCCTCGTTCTTCTTTCTCATGTCTTCGACGATCGCATCCATCGCCGATCGATGATCCACCATAATCTTTTGGATCTTTCCGAATTCGTTGATGTACGCGCTGCCAAGCTTCGGAAGATCCTCGGTGGCGAGTTTGTTGATCGCACGGCTTTGCTGCTGGACCACCTCCTCGTTCTTGAGTCCGAGCTTCTCGCTGGATTGGAATGCGGCTGTAAATGCCGCCGTGGCTTGCCCGGAATACTCCACCATGAGCTTGACGCCGCTATCCCGCAGCTGCTGGAGCGTCCGGCTGTTCGTCACACCGATGAAATTGAGCGCCTCTTCCACCTTTGCGAGCGGCGTGAGGATGATGGTGTAGAGCGTGGCGAAGAACGTGGCGATGGATTTGCCGACGCCCATGGCCATGAGCCCTCCCCGGATGATGATCTCATCGACCAAGGATCTTGTTTTTTCCAGATACGACGAGAGCAGCTGGATCTGTTTGACGGCTTCCTCCGCTTCCTTCCCGCCGGTCGCATCTTTCAGCGACTTGCTGACCTTCTTGGCGATTTTCTCCACTTTCTCCAACGCCTGGACCGCAAGGTAGAATGCCCCTGCGATCGAAGCGCCGACACTCAGCCAGTTGCGGCTTATGAAACTTCCCAGCTGTTTCGTCCGGCCGGCCAGGTTGTTCGAGATGACGTTGAACTTCGTGGTCATTTCGTCCCGCAGAGTTGCGATCCATTCTATTGTCTTGTTCTTCATAAGATTAGTGAATGGTTAATTGGTGAATCGTGAATTGGTGATTGATAATTGGTGATTGGTGAATGGTGGATTGGCACGGGAGGAAGCAACCCCTCCGTCACTTCGTGACACCTCCCCTTGGCGCTTTTTGTGCATCCGAGGGGAGGAAAGATTGTAAGTCGTGGTTGTCATTCGCCGGTTCTCCCGAGGACGTGTTTGATGTTCTGCAATAGCAGCTTCGGGAATTCCAGGCTTACGAAGTTGTCCAGGTGACGGCGCATGTGGGAGCTGCCGAACAAGTCCGCAGGACTCGGGCCCGTGAGCTCACGAATGGGCAACCCGTGTTTTTTCTTGTTCACATCCTTTTTATTTTTCCTGAGAAACACGCCCACATGTCCGCTTTTCATTTTTGCGATGAACGTATGGCGCAGGGTATGGCGCCGACCCCTTTTCACTACGACGGTTGCCGGTGCGGGCTTGTTCTGACGTGCACCGAACGCATAGAGCTTGATCCTCGCCGCTCTCGCCAGGATCCGGACGTAGAGCCGGTCTTTGGCAGCCGGCAGAATTGTCATCGTCTTGTCGACCTCGGATTTCTTCAGGTTGTAATCCTTCCGGATCTCCCTGCTGGCTTCCGTGCGGACCATGCGGGAAAGACGGTTGAGCGCCCGGGACCCGGCGACGGGGAATTTGAGCGCCGTTTCCCGCAGCATGCGGTAGGAGTCGGGATTGAGGCGGATGTCCATGTGAATACAGTTTCCAGTTCAGAGTTGAGAGTTTCGAGTTTTCTTTTGGTGCTCACGGATCTCGGCCACCTGGTGCTTATAGATCTTCCAGTATGTGAGAAACGTCCCGGGCAGCATGTTGTATTCTGAAAGCGTCACGGTGATGAGTCCGGTTTCGATTGCCTGGATGAATTCCATGAGCTCGCTGTATTCCTCCACGAGCTTAATGAGCTCGGCGCCGGTGATTTCATCATGACTGTCCGAGTGCGCCTCGGACGCTACCCTGTGCGGAATCGGGTTGTCGGCGTCGAGGAGTTCCGGGTTCAGGGCTCCGTTGAGAGCCCATCGGAGTTTTTTGCGTCTTGCTCCGTGACAATGTTGTCGCTTTCAATCTCCTCCGCCAGCTCCGACAGGAATGGCTTCAGAAGGTCCAGCGCTTTATCGCTCAGGCCGTTCCGATTCCCAAAGGGCAATGCGTAGGATTTTTGATGCAGCTTCGGGTCGAATTCCACGGCATGGTCGTTGACAGCATCCATGAATCCGCTCCAGCCTTTGAGGCCGTACTTGACGATCTCCCGATCACGCGTGAACTTGTTGAGCACGACGGTGTCGGCTCTGTCCTCCGGGCCTTTGTCGTTCTTCCGGTAGCCGACGAGTTTGTCCAGGAGATGCGTGGAAAGGGCCGAATCGAGCACGCCGAGCGTGAAGGTTGTGGGCGATTCATGATGCGGAGCCGCATCCTCAGGCTTCTTGCACTTTAAGCAGCCGGTTCCCTGACCGATTTCGAATTTGTGTGCCGGGTCGCCCTTCAAGCAATACTCCCGGGTCTGATTGATGTTGAAGGCTTTGACGGACATTGTGGTAACCTTGTCAATGAAAAATGTAAAATGAAAAAAGTGGACTATGTTTGAGCGATGGAGATCCAGTCATCCCCGGCGTTCTGGTTGAACTGGAGGCCCATCTCGAACGTCATGATGCCGTTGCGTTCGCCGGGGGTGAGCTCCCGGTATTGCGTCTTGGGAAGCGTGATCGTCGTGATGTTGCCGGCGCCGCCGGAGATCAGGATGCTCGATGAGGCTTCCGCTCCTGAAATGAACTTGCCGAAGAAATCATGTCCCGCCACGAGCGGAGCTTCCGGGTCGCAGGAGCCCACCGGCTTGCGGCCGGTGACCAGGAACCCTCCCACTCCCGTCGCTGCATTGACATCGTCTCTCATCACGACTTCGTTGCCGCAGTCGATCTCCATTTTCGAGATGACGGCCGCATACGCCTGGAGCAGGAACGTTGCACTGACGAGCGCCGGCGGATTCGCCGAGAGATACGTGGTGGACGGAAATGCGGCGTCGGTGACGGCTGCGTAGATCCCTTTCATGGTGAATTCGTAGTAGCACACGCCGCCCGCTGTCATGACCAGGCGAACGTTCCCACGGCAGCCCGTGACCACTTGCTTCAGGCTCGACGTGTATCCGCCCCGGTAGATCTCGATCGTGCAGGTCTTGCCGGGCCCGGCAAAGCTGGCGGAGGCGGGCGCCGACGTGGGCGCATAGGTGACACTCGCGCCGCCGACGATCGTCTCGGCGAATGCGCAGGCTTGCAGAAGCGCACTGATCGGGGCGTATGGCGTGCCGGCTGCACCCGACGCTTTGATTTCCGAGCGGAATGTGAGTTCCACGTGGCGCTTGCCGGTGACGTGGGAGAGCGTATCGAGGCTCGCCCGGACGGCCGGTCGTTCGTTTTTCTCGGCTACCGGCTTCCAGCTGACTTCCTCGGCCAACAGGTAATCCGTGGCGGCGAGGGCTGCGGCGCTCAGCTCCGTTGTCTCGGTTTTTGCTCCGATGACACAGCGTTTGGTTAAGAGACTCATGATTGCACCTCGTTTAGTTCCGGGTTGAGAGTTCCGGGTTGAGAGTTATCGGATTGCCGGGTTCCGGAGAATTTGCTTTCGTCCGTCTCGAGCTGGCCGGTGTTCGGGTCACGGGTTGTGCTCGGTGTGCTGAGTTCTTTGAGTGTTTTTTTGGGCGGCATGGTTGATTCCTTTCCTAAATCTGCATTTCGTTGGTGCGGTATCTCATCTCGAGCGGTATCGTCCCGCTCACATATACTTTGTCTTTCTGCTCGGTATCCATTTCGTCATCGCTGGCGTGAAGCTCATAGACGAGGTCGTTCAGCGTCCGGTCGGCTGCAATGGCCGTGAGCACATCCATGACCACTTTGCGGTAGGTGTCCGCATCAGCGGCGATGATATCGAGCTCGACCCGGAGCGTGTGGTTCCACACGAATGTGACTTCCTCGATGCCCTGGGGAACGTCCCGGATGTTGACTGCCGGCAGCTCCACTTCCTCGTAGACTTTTTCCTTCGGCCGCCACTTGAAGACATGATTCGTGAGCGTTGTGTGATACGTGGCTCCCGCCGTAATGGCGCCCAGGTCGGTTGCGATCCGGTCGACAATGCTGGTCCGTTTTGGGTTTGTTGGCATTCAAAAATCCTCCCTCACCCTCCTTTACAAAAGGAGGGGAGGTTCGTTCAATTCTGGCTCAGAATAAGTCTCGTGATTCCGGTTCCGTCGGGTTCGGCGTTGATGACTTTATACGTCACGTTGTTCACCTGGAGCGTGGCGGTGTTGTTTGCGTCGGAAACGTCCGACGTCCTGCAGGTTGCGACCGGGCTTTTGTTGTCGACGGCCATATTCATAATGAGCGAATCGTCCGCTCTCGCATCAAAGATGACCGGGATGCTGCCGTAGATCTCGAAGTTCTCCGTTGCGACGGCCGCCCAGGATGCATCATAGATCTCCTGGTTGCCTCCGCTGGCCACGGTTTTCGAGCGCCACTTGATATGGTTCGCCGCCGATGCATCGTAATTGCCGGCCAGTACGATGTGATACACGGTGGCAGCGTCGAGCGTGACTTCCTGCGGAAATGTGAACTTGACCGAGGCAAAGCTCGTGCTCATGGTGTCCGCATCGACGACGGCCGACGCAGCGAGGACCAGCCCATCCGGGACTCCGGCGTTGTTTCCCACGAGACGTATCCAGACTTTCTTGCCGGCCGCTATCGTGCCCGTGCGCTTGAGTCTGAGATACACATGCTTCAGTGTGGACTCCGCCGATTGCGTCCACTTGCCGCCGAGCTCCACGTTGTCCGCAGCGCCGTTGCGCAGGGGGATCTCCGTTGTGCCCACGACCTGAAAATTCAGGCCAATGGCACTCGCCGCCGGGGGCACGTAGTGAGCCTCCTGGGCGAAATCGTTGAGACTGAAGAATTCGTTCACCGGTTGAAGCATAGGTCAATGAAAAATGAAAAATGTTGAGAGTGTGACAGAAAGCAGAATGCAGATGACAGAAAAGCAGCTTTCCCGGAGCTGCTTACTGCCTTCTGCTTTGCTGCTCACTGACTACGGTTTCCAGATCCAGCGAATGTAATACAGGTCCGCTGCGTTGTTGCCTTGCGTTACGTTTCTGACTGATACCCGAACCCGACAGCGTTCGTCGAGCGTTTCCAATAGATTTGTTTTCACAGTCCGGATGGCAAACTCTGTTGTGTCCGGAACAATGACAACGACGCTATCTGCCAGAATCGTGCGATATCCTCCACCGCCCGAGAAGATGGCATCAACATAGATATCCGCTTTGAATGTGTCGGCTGCAATAATCTGCAACGATAAGGCCGAACTACCGCCCACCTTGCTGTTTTGCGGCGAAGCGGCATGCCACAGGTTGATTGCAGCGTTGGGCAGTGTGTCGATCGTGTTCTTCACAATCAGCCGGCCGCTGGAGAGCCAGTTGAAATACCAGAAGTTGTAGTTGTCCGGGTTCGCCTGCAGCTGGGCGCCAGCGTTCTGCGGTATGCAGAGCATCGTCACGAGTGCGACGATGAGTATGGGAAAGAGCTTTTTCATGGTTTGTCCTCTTTGAATGAGTTGTTGAATTCAGCGAAATGTCCGATTTGGGAATCGGACTCTACTTTTTCTTCTCGACGCTCTCGCCGGCTTTGGCCGAACCTTTGTATTCCTCGCAGCGGCCGGAACCGATGAGCTCCTTTGCCGCTCCGTATGCGAGCTCGAGCACGTCGCCTTTCTTGAAGATCTTCACTTCGCCGTCGGCCTGGGGAACACGCACCCCGCCTGCTGTTACGACGATTTTCAATGTCTTGTCTGCCACGGTTTCACCTTTGAGATTTTGAATGATTGAGAAATTCGTTTTTGTCGACATCATGGTTTATTCCGACCTCTCCCTCACCCTCTCCTAAGAGGAGAGGGGAGGTTTGAGATTCAAAGCAATTACGAGAAGTTCGAGCAGACGCTGAATGCGCCGGCTTGAAGCACGCCGAAATCCACGGTGATGAATACCCGGATCCGGATGTTGCCCGTCGTTGATGCGGTGTAGGGGTCCACCAGGAACTCGATGACGCCCCAGCTCCCAAGCACCAGCTGGCTGAAATCTCCGAAGAACACGAAGCCGCTGTTGACCTGATTCGTGACCTGGACGGGATATCCGTTGAGCAGCCCGCTCGGGTCTTCGATGAGGAACTTGGCCGTGTTGAGCGCTTTTTCCCGAATCTTCATTGTGCCACGGTGCGTTGGACGAGTGACGAACGACATCGATTGTGCGTCTGCATTTGCGCCCGCAACGTCTGATTCGAATTCGACCGCTGCCGGCCAGCCAAAGCCTACTCCGTCCACGGAGCCGATCCCGGCTGCGCTTGCAATCCCCGTCGGCTGGCCCGATGCGCCTGAACCGTGGAAGCCGGCTTTGTCGACTCCCAATGCCGTCACCCTGGCGAGACTGTTTTGGACGATCACGTCAACGCTTGGTGTGGACTGAAGCAACAGCTGGCGTGACATGTCGGTGTAGGTGCCGCCGCTTTTCGGGTTGAGCGTGACCTGGCCGATCGTGGGCTCGGTTTCCGTTAACGCTGCCGCTTCTGTGGCCTGCCATCCGAATGTCGGGTCGGCTGTTTGCTTCGGAATCGCCACGTTGCCGATCAGTCCACTCATTTGCTGGACGCCGAGACTCATGAGGACCATCTTGTTCCGGAGAAAATCAATGAAGCTCATGAGCTGCGTGCCGACCAGGTTGCCGCCGGCCGCGGCCACGCCGACCGTCAGGTCGCGTGTCGAGAGCGGAATCCCGTTGCTTCGCAGCATGTGGTCGATCTCCCGCTGGACGTGCGGCGGAACGCTGACGCCACGGGTTTGAATGTCGTACGGCACGAACAGGCCGCCCCGTTTCGAGGGGCCGATCTTCCTGGCCACCGCTTCCGAGCATTCCCGCTCGAACGTGGTGTCGATCTTCCGGCCGCTCAGGTCCACCAGCTGCTTGCCTTCCCGGTTCTCGAGCTGCGCCAGGATGACGTTGCGGAAATTGTAGCGTTGCTTGTCCTTGGCGGACAGGTCGAGGAATGTCTCCGGCGTCTCGACGGGCTCGCCGTCTTTGATGCGCAAAAACACGTCGCCTTTGAATAAGTCCGCTGAACGGTCCAGCTCGACGGCGTCCGCTTTCAGCCTTTCCATGACGGCTTTGCCGCCATCGATGCGGTCTTCGAATTTCTTGGCCACGGCCTCGATCTCCGTCTTCCGCTCCGTCTCGAGCCGCTCCGCCGATTGCTCGGCAGCTTTTCGTTCGGCTTCGAGTTGTTCCGGTGTTTTGGTTTCCATATTACCTCCTGCATGAATTGATGGTTGTGAATTGTTTTTTTGCAACTCCTGTCGCATGAATTCAATGATCTGTTGGTCGCTGGCCTGCGGCGATACGCCCCGTGCGGTCAGCTCCTGGACAAACTCCGGCGTGCGGATGATGGCGTTGGAATCCGCCCCGATCGCCGTGAGACTCGTTTCTCTCAGAAGCCACCGTTTCGTGACTTTGATCGGACCCTTGAACGTGCGGCCGTTGACGATGGTTGATTCGTTCTGCGGAACGTAAATGGATTCGAGCGCCTTGTATCCCACCGAGAGATCCGTGAGGTGTCCCTCTTTCACGAGCGTCTCCGCCGTCTTCGCCCGTTCCGTGCTGGCAAAGGAGAGGACCGCTTCCTTGCGGTTCTCAACCGTCTTGAATCCCGTGAGACTTCCCAGAACACGGTCGGTTTCCCACCGATTGTGTGAATCGAGCGCCGGGACCTGGCTGCGCCCCTCCGGGAGCTCCATGCCGTCCATGAGCAGGATCTCATCAATGAATTCCCACCGGTCGTAATCGAGAATCGTCGCCGGTGAGTCGCTGGCAACGATGACGTCGACTGACCGTTTTTCCGGGCTGTAGGTTTTCGGAATGGACTGCACTGCACGCTTGTTGAGGAATTCCATGGTGTTTCCTTAGTGAATAGTTAAATAGTTAATTGGTAAATGGTTCATGCTGCCAATAAGAGAATGATTGCGTTTTCTGTTTCGTCGATTTCGGTTTTCACGTCCGCACGGCCGGCGATGACCGCTCCGCCCCGGGTTTCGTGAATGTGTTCCACCTGGATCTGTGCTGAACC